ACGGTGGCCCCCGACGCGCCCCCCGCCCCCGCAGAACCGCGTTGAACTTTGTCGAACGAGTCAGTTACGCAGCTTGGTATACTCAACGCCTTGCCATGAAAACCAACCACTCCGACGCCCTGGCCATCCTCTTCGCCGTGATCGTGTCGGCGTTGGTCATGTTCACGCTCGGCTTCGCCTCCGGGCAGGCAAGCGGCTACCGGCACGGCCAGTGGGACGCGATCCACGGCGTCTGGCGGTACGCCCGCGACGAGGACGGCAGCGTGGTGCGGTTGGAGCATGCGACGGGTGGGGACGCGGCTAACTGAGCCATGCGAAAGGTAATGCAACGGCATGACGTTACAGCAGCCCAAGTTGAGCGATTCCGAGGCCGCGGCCGTGAGGCGCGGGGCGATGGCGGCGGTGTGGGTGGCGCGGGCGGCGGTGAGGCGGCAGGCGGGAAAGGTGGGTGTGCGGTGAGGAATCAGGGCTTGCGCTTGGCGGCCTTCAAGAGCCCCTTCACCACCTCGGGCGGCAGCTTGAGCTTGGCGAACCCAGCATCGACCGCGTCGGTGAACAGATCGGTTGCGAACCCCGTCAACGTCGTCCGCTGGAGCTGGGTCAACAGCTTAAGCCGGTCGTACAGATCGGCCGGCAGGTACGCCTGGAACAGCTTGGTGCCTTCGGGGGTTACGCGCTTTCTCTCGGCCATGCCCCGCAATGTGGAGCATGTGGGGGCAGCCGTCAATAGATTTGACTTGTCAACCATGTGAAACCCCGGTATCATGTGTTTCATGTGAGAGGCAACCTTATGGCAGTGTTACGCGAGACATTCCGGGCCACGCAGTTGGAGCGGTCGCCGCTCCCGATGACGGCCACGGTCGAGCGGCTGGTGCGGCACGCCGGGGGCGACTGGACGTTCTACCTGCGGCTTGAGGGTGCCGCCGCGTTGCCCGACGGCCGGGCGGTGTTCATCAACCGCCAGGTGGCGGCAAAGGCGACTCAACAGGTGGGGCGAAAGCCGCGGTGCGACGCGAAGTGACGGACGGTGGCTGCGGGGCCACCAGCGGGGTTCCGTCACGCCGATGCGTGGCATAACCGCAATAAATTGCGTGTTTTCGAGCGAAAACGCGGAACGACATTTAGGGAGACAGATCAATGGCAATCTCACTGGCGAGCATCAGTAAGGAGCGGGCGGTACTCGCCCCCCGCATCTACCTCAACGGCGTGGAGGGGGCCGGCAAGACGACCCTGGCCAGCCGTGCCGAATCCCCCATTTTCATCACACCCAAAGGGGAGAAGGGCACTGGCGAAATCGACTGCCACAAGTTCCCGCCGGCAGCGGGTTACTCGGACGTGATCGAGTCGATCAGTGCGCTCTACAACGAGACGCACGACTACCGCACGGTGGTCATCGACAGCGTCTCGGCCCTGGAACCGTTGATCCATGAGCAGGTCTGCCGCGAGGCCGGCGTCACCAGCATCGAGAAGGTGGACGGCGGGTACGGCAAGGGGTACGTGGCGGCCCTCAACCTGTGGCGCGAGGTCACCGAGGGGCTTGACGCGCTCCGCGAGGACCGGGGCATGACATGCGTGCTGATCGGGCACGTCGTCACCGTCGAGTTCAACGACCCCGAGGCCGATCCCTACACCACATACCAGAGCGACCTGAACAAGAAGGCCGCCGCCCTCCTCTACCGCTGGGCCGACGCCGTGCTGTTCGCGGCGTTCAAGAAGGCGGTCGTCCAGAAGAACGACATGGGCTTCAACAAGAAGGTCAGCCGCGCCACCGGCACGGGGCAACGAGCCCTGTACACCGAGAAGCGGCCCGCCCACCCAGGCAAGAACCGTTACGGGCTGCCCTACGAGCTGCCGCTCGACTGGGCCACCCTCCGCCAACACATCGACAAGTCGCAGGGCGCGGCGGCCAACGTGGCCGCCGGCCAGGACGAGTGAAGCGGGGCCAATGGCCCCAATTTTTCGGGAGACAGACAATGGCAAGCCTCGATTTCAACGCGGAAGAAGTGGACCCGATGCAGGACCTGAGCCCGGTCCCAGTGGGCGAGTACGTCGCCCAGATCGTCGAGTCCGAGATGAAGGACACGGCCTCCGGGACCGGTCGCTACCTCAAGCTGTCCTGGCAGATCCTCGACGATGGGCCGCACCAGAGCCGCCGGGTGTGGGTCAACCTCAACCTCGAAAACCCCAACCAGCAGGCGGTCGAGATCGCCCGGCGGGAGTTGAGCAGCATCTGCCGGGCCGTCGGCGTGCTCCGGCCGGCCGACAGTTCGGAGCTGCACGAGATCGCCTGCCGCATCAAGGTGGGGATCGACAACAAGGACAAGGACCGCAACCCGCAGAACAAGATCAACGCCTACCTGCCGCTCGCCGACGACCCCCAGCAGGCCGCGTCGGCTCCGGCCCGTGCGCCCTCCCCCCGGCCCGCTGCAGCCGCCCCGGCCCGGCAGCCGGTCGGCGCTGGTGCCGGTGGTGGTGCGGGTTCCCCACCCTGGAAGCGGAAGTGAACTTCTGTCTCCCCCGCGGTCCGGTCGGCCCCAACGGGTCGGCCGGACTTTTGACCCTCTCACCCGGAACTACGCCATGGCCAAGCTCCCCGAGATGCCGCCCGACTCACCGACCGTCGCCGCGATCTACGCAGCATACGTGGCCAAGCAGGAAAAGCGGCGGTCCCGCCGACTGGGCGCGAGCGTGCTGGGAAAGCCCTGCGCCCGGGCCGTCTGGTACGACTTCCGCTGGTGCGGCTCCGAGCAGTTCGACGGCCGCATGACGCGGCTGTTCGAGACGGGACACGTCGAAGAGTTGCGGTTCATCCAGAACCTCCGCGACATCGGGGCGGAGGTTTCGGACGTTGACCCAGCGACGGGGCAGCAGCACGAGTTCACGGCCGTCGGCGGGCACGTCGTCTGCAAGATCGACGCGGCCGTGGTCGGGCTGCCCGAGTCCCCGAAGGCGTGGCACGCGGCCGAGTTCAAAACCCACAACAACAAATCGTTCAGCGAGGTCGCCAAGAAAGGGCTGCGGGAAGCCAAGCCCCAGCACTGGGTGCAACTGTTGGTGGGCATGGCCCTGAGCGGGATGGAACGGGGTCTGTACCTCGCCGCCAACAAGGACACCGACGCCCTGTACGCCGAGCGGGTGCGGTGGGAGGAGGTCAAGGACTCGGCCGCAGGCGTGCTGGACTTCGCGGCAAAAATCGTCGCGGCGGCGGAGCCACCCGGCCGCATCAGCGACGACGCCGACTACTACCTGTGCCGGTTCTGCTGCCATAAGGACCGGTGCCACGGCAGCGTCGTCGCAGACGTCACCTGCCGGTCGTGCGTCCACGCCACGCCGGTCATCGAGGACGGCGGGTCGGGGCGATGGACCTGCGCGAAGCACGGCGGGAAGACGCTGGCCGTCGCCGAGCAGGAGCGGGCGTGCGACGACCATCTGTTCATCCCGCCCCTGGTCCCGTTCGCCGAGCCGCAGGACGCGGGGGCGGATCCGACGGGGGACTGGATCGAGTACCGCACGCCGGACGGCAGGATGTGGCGGAACGGCCATCAGAAGGGCCAATACCGCAGCGTCGAGCTGGCCCAACTGCCGCCCGAGCAGGTCGGCGTCGGGCTGGTGGACGGGATCAAGTCGAGCATGGGCGGGATCGTGATCGGGTTCGAGCCGGCGATGGTGGAAGCGGGGGCGTCATGAACACCCTCAACCGCTTTCGCATCCTTCACCGCGACGGGTTCCGCTGCGCCTACTGCGGGGCGCAACCCGGCAACGACCGGCTCCAGGTCGATCACCTCGTTCCTCAGTCGTGGGGCGGCAGCGACCATGACGACAACCTCGTGACCGCGTGCGACCGTTGCAACAACGGCAAAAGCGACTCGATGCATGTTCCGCCAGCGATGTGCGACGGGACCATCGACTACGACGGATGGACGACGTGGAAGCGGTGGGGGAACTGGAGCTTAAAGATCAGCCCTTACGGCGATGACCCGGTCATCTCAATCGGCAGCGGCTTCTGCGAATACTGGATCCCTCTCGGCCGCGTGCATGAGCCGGATTGGGAAGACCACATGCGGGAAAAGTCGTGGATGTGCGAGGGCACCGCCTACGACGACTTCCTCGCCGCCTTGGCGTTCGCCCGATTGATCGTCGTCAAAGTGCCGATCGGCGGTGCGGCATGAGCGTCCGACGCACCAATTACGGTCGCCCACGGGTGGTGGGCGGCTCGGAGAAATGCTCGATCGGAGGCCGCAGCCGATGACCCCCCGCGACTACCAACTTGAGGCGATGGACGCGGTCGATGCCTACCTCGCCGAGCACGACGACAACCCGTGCGTGGTGCTGCCGACCGGTTGCCACGCAGCCGGCACACCGATCCTCATGGCGGACGGGACCTTGAAGTCCGTGGAGCAAATCAGCGTCGGCGACCACCTGATGGGCGACCGATCGGAGACCCGGACGGTGGTTCGGCTACACCGTGGCCGGGACGCGATGCACGTCGTCCGCCCGACCAAGGGTGAACCGTTTACGGTCAACGCCGGCCACATATTGACGCTCCGGCGAACGGCGGAAACGGCATCCCCGGCATTCCCCTGCCATCGCCGGGCCGGCGAGCTGATCGACGTGAGTGTGGCCGAGTGGTTGGGCTGGCCGCGGTGGCGGCGACACATCCACAAGCTCGTCCGCCGACCCGTGGACAAGTTCTCGTCGCCCGCGGGCGGACTGCTAATCCCGCCGTACCTGCTCGGCGTGCTGCTCGGTGACGGCGACATGAAGGACGGGTGCGTCGGCGTCACGACCGCCGACGAGGAGATCGCCGGAGCGGTAGCCGAGTACGCGGAATCACAATCGCTGAATATCTACCTGCATCCGGCCGGCGGGCGATCAGTGACCCACCGCCTCACCCGAAAGGGCACGACCCGGGGCAAGGGTCACATGCAGGGCCTGCTCCGCCGGCTCGGCCTCTACGGGTGTGGCTCCTTCACGAAGTTTGTCCCGCACCCGTACAAGGTCGGTGCCCGGACCGATCGGCTCGACTTGCTAGCCGGCCTCATCGACACCGACGGCAGCCTGAGCCGGGTCGGGTTCGACTACGTCTCGGCGTCAACGACCTTGGCCAGCGACGTCGCGTTCATCGCCCGCAGCCTGGGCTTGGCCGCCTACGTGACCCCGTGCTTCAAGTCGGACCAACACGGCACGCGAGGGCTCTACCACCGGGTCTCGATCAGCGGCCACACCAGCATCGTCCCGTGCCGGCTCCGGCGAAAGCAGGCACCGCCCCGACTGCAAAAGAAGTCTGTGCTGGTCACCGGGTTTGAGATCGAACCCGCCGGCGAGGGTGACTACTTCGGGTTCGAGGTCGACGGTGACCACCGCTACCTCATGGGCGATTTCACGCTCACCCACAACAGCGGCAAGACCCCGGTCATGGCGTGGCTCGCCCAGCGGTGGCTGACGGCGTGGCCGGGGACCCGCATCCTCGTGCTCGCCCACGTCCCCGAACTGCTGGCCCAGGGCATCGAGAAGCTGCGCGAGGTCTGGCCGACCGCCCCGGCCGGCGTCTACTCGGCTAAGCTCAAGGGCCGGGACATGATGAGCCCGATCCTCTACGCCGGCATCCAGTCGATCTACGACAAGGCGTTCGACTTCGAACCGTGGGACGTGATCTTCGTGGACGAGGCCCACCGCATCCCGTTGTCGGGCGAGGCCACCTACCGCCGGTTCCTGCGCGACGCCAAGCTGGCCCGGCCGCACGTCCGCGTGGTCGGCTGGACTGCCACCCCCTACCGCCTCGCCGGCGGCGCGATCTGCCACCGCGACCACATCCTGAACGCGGTCTGCTACGAGGTCGGCGTCCGCGAGCTGATTGACGCCGGCCACCTGTGCCGGCTGCGGAGCAAGGCGGCCGACAACACCGCCGACGTGTCCGGCGTCAAGGTGAGGGGCGGCGACTTCGTCGTCGGCCAACTGTCTGCCGCGGTGGACACCGAGGCCAAGGTGCGGGCGGCCGTTGCCGAGGCGGTCCAGCTGATCGGCGACCGCCAGAGCGTCCTGTTCTTCTGCATCACGAAGGAGCACGCCCACCACGTCTCGTCCGAGTTGGCCAAGCACGGGTTCGTCGCCCCCGTCGTTTGCGACGGGACGCCGGACCGCGAGCGGGCGCAGATCCTGGCCGACTTCAAGGAGCGGCGAATCCGCGGGGTCTGCAACATCAACGTGCTGAGCGAGGGGTTCGACGCCCGCCGCACCGACGGCATCGTGATGCTGCGGCCGACGGAGTCGATGGGGCTGTACTACCAGCAGGCGGGGCGGGCTTTGCGGACGCACCCCGACAAGGAGGACGCTCTGATCATCGACTTCTCCGGCAACGTTGAGCGGCACGGCCCGATCGACGCGCTCGGCCGCGGCCGCGTTCGCCTCCAGCGGTGCGGCGAGTGCAAGGAGCTCTATTCAAAGGCGCTCGACGACTGTCCGGCCTGCGGCTGGTACCCCAGCGTCGAGTGCGACCGGTGCGGGAACGCCGAGCGGCTCGACGCCGCCGCCTGCTCCGGCTGCGGCAACCTGCTCAAGTTCAAGGTGTGCGGCAGCCCCGCTTGCGGGGAGCGGTGCGAGCTGGCCGCGACCGCGTGCGAGCACTGCGGGTACGCCTTCCCGCCAGCCGGCGGGGCCGAACGGGGCGTCAACCACGGCACCAAGGCGTCGGGCGCGTCGATCCTGAGCGTGGACGTCCCGCCCTGGGACGTGACCGTGAACCGGGTAGAGGTGGACGTCCACCGCAAGGCCGGGAAACCGGCGTCGCTGCAGGTCACGTACTATGGTGGTTCGGTGGGCGAGCGACATCGGGAGTGGGTCTGCCTCGCCCACGCGGGCTACGCGGGGGATAAGGCCCGGCAGTGGTGGCGAAAACGGTTCGGCGAGCCCGTCCCGGCCACGGCCGAGGAGGCCGTTGCCACCGATCTTTTCCTGGATGCTAAAGTGGCGGCCGTCACCCGATCCATCCGGGTCAAGCAGTCGGGCAAGTACACCGAGATCCTGTCGGCCGAACTCAACACGGCCGTCGCGGCGGGGGCATTTTCAAGGTGAACAATAACCCCGCCAACCTCGTCATGGCCAACCCCCTGCTCGACGCCGCGATCGCGTACGCGAACCACGGGTGGCCCGTGTTCCCGTGCGCCCCGGGCACGAAGATCCCCCAGATCCGGGGCGGCCACGGCCACCTCGACGCGACGGTGGACGTCGCCCAGATCCGCGTGTGGTGGTCTCGGTACCCGAACGCGAACATCGGCATGCCGACCGGCCCCAAATCCGGCGTCGTCGTGGTTGACGTTGACCTCCGCAGCGGCGGCGACGTCACCCTGGAGGACCTACAGTCCCGCCACGGTAGGCTGCCGGACACGCTGACGTGCCGGAGCGGCGGCGGGGGCACGCACTACTACTTCGTGGATGACCCCGCCTTCGTGAACGGCAACGCCAAGCTCGGCCCCGGCATCGACTCCAAGGGGAACGGGGGGTTCGTTCTCCTCGCCCCCAGCCTCCACAAGTCGGGCAACGCGTACGCCTGGCTGGACACCGATGGGCCAGATGCCCCGGATGGCCAACAGCCGGCCCCGCTGCCGGAGTGGATGAAGGGCACCATCGCCCCCCGGCTCGCCCCAGGGGCGACCGGGAACCTCAACTTCGACTCGACGCTCGTCCAGATGAAGGCCGACGGGTCGCCCGTGGCACAGGGGAACCGAAACGGGTCGCTGACCAGCCTTGTGGGGCAGTGGATTCGGGAGGGGCACCGCACGTACATCGAGTTGCTGGGCCTCGCCTTGAAGTGGAACCAGACGTGCCTGCCGCCGCTGGCGGTCCGGGAGGTGGAGCGGACCGTCCAAAGCGTGTGCAAAACGCACGTGCGGAACAACCCAGGGGACACGATCACGATCGTTCCGGAGGAAACGTCTGCCCCAGAAGACGCAAAAACGCAAGAAATCGGCTCAGAATCCGCAGATTTGAAGCCGGAGGTGGTCGTGGACGCCCCGCCTGCACAACAGGCGACGACGTTCCCCCCGCACCTGCTGGCCGTCCCTGGTTTTGTGGGCGAGATCTGCCGGTGGATCAACGACACGGCCTACAAGCCCCAGCCCGTGCTGACGTTGGCGAACGCTCTCGCGTTCTTCGGCGCAGTCGTGGGCCGGAAGGTCCGCACCGTCTCAAATCTGCGGACGAACCTGTACTGCCTGGGGGTCGGGGAGAGCGGCTGCGGCAAGGACCACTCCCGACGGTGCATCAAGTCTATCTGCGAGGCGGTGGGGATCACCGAGCAGTTGCTCGGTGGAGAGGAGGTCAGCAGCGACACGGCCATCACGGCGGCCCTGTTTGAGCACCCGTCGCTGCTGTTCCAGTTCGACGAGATCGGCCACCTGCTGTCGCAGGCGAACAGCAAGTACGCACAGACGCACCAGCGGAACATCGCCCCGACGTTCACGAAGCTGTTCACCTCGGCCGGGACGACCTACCTGGGCAAGGCGATGGCGTCCAAGAAGCGGCAGGACATCGACCAGCCGAACTGCTGCCTGTACGGGACGACCGTCCCCGGGCGGCTGTACGAAGGGCTGACGCCCAACGAGATCGCCGACGGGTTCCTGGGTCGAATGCTGGTGTTCAAGAGCGACGACGCCGACCCCCTAGAGCGGGACGCCACCTTCGCGCCGGTGCCCGAGCCGATCCGGCTCATGGTGAGCGAGTGGTTCAACCGGCGGCTGACGGCTTCGCCATCGGCTGGGAACCTGATGGCGCTGCGGCCGGAGCCGATCGTCGTCCCGTTTGACGAGGAGGCGACCGCCGTCGTCCGTCAGTTCCACGCCCGGTGCCGGGAGATGAAGGCCGCCCACCGGGCCGAGCGACGGGGGATGGACGCCCTGTGGGCACGCGGGGTGGAGCACGCCAGCAAGCTCGCCCTGACGGTCGCCTGCGGCGTCGATTACCAGACGCCGGTCATCACGGGGGACGTCGCCGCATGGGCGGTGGGACTGGTGGACCACGTGACGACCGCGCTGGTCGAGGCGGTCCACGAAAGCGTTTCCGGGTCGGACTTCGAGCGCGATCAACTCTACGTCTACCGCAAGATTAAGGATGCGGGGGACCAGGGGGTCACCCAAAGCGAGCTGTACCTTGCCACGCGGCGGTTCTCGCCCCGCGCTAGAGTTGAGATCCTGAACCAGCTCGTGCTCTCGGATATGGTTTCCAAAGTGGATCGCAAGCCACTAAGAGGCCCTGCGGCAACGGTTTACGTCGTAAAAAACAATAGTAGTCGAAAACAATAGTAGTCCGTCTCAAAGTTCGTTTTGGGAGCGGCTGAAACAATAGTATGCGCCCTTAGACACAGAAAGAGAGTGGGGACAAGATGAAGTCTCTTTTAATCGGGATACTATTGTTTTGTACTACTATAGTTTATATCTATATCTCTTAAGGACTTATGAACGAAACTGACAGAAACATCCGTATCGCCAGTTTTTCGGACCGATTTTCGCAGATGAAATGTGGCACTTTAGTATTCGCCCCCGCTGCCCCCGCCCTGTGGCCCGACGCCTGACCCCACGTCCCGTCTGACTGTTTTTGAAACGGTAGAATTAGGAGCCGAAACCATGCCCCGCCGAGACATGAATGACGACGGTCCCCCGCACCCAGACCGCCCACCGGTGGAGTACGACCCGGTGAAGGCGGCGTGGTTCCGCGGCTCGCGGCTGACGGTGCGAGACCGGCCGGAAGCGAGGCGGGAACGAGGAGACGATCGACAACAGCAGAACCAACGATGAACACCAACAACAACCGCCGCCCGCCCCCCTCCGCCCCCGCCCTGTGGCCAGTTCTTTCGCAAGGATGATGGCTGTCTCTGTTACAATCGAACCACCCACCAGGAAGGCCCAACGCCCATGCGTTTCGAGGAAGACGGCAGGATCGAGTCGCACGTCTCGGACTTGGGGGTCGTGCGGACCACGGCCTCTGAGGGCACGCGCCGCATGGCTAACGGCCACCCATCGGCC